AAAACTTTCCTCGATGTGGTTGAGCGCAAACCCCAAGCCCGAGGCTTTCCATTGCTGCATCAGGCTTTCGGTCGAATTGACCGCGCCGGTGTTGAGCCCAAGGATCGGCATCGGGATGCGGAACGCCAACGCGATGGCCTCATTTGAAAGCTTCAGCATTTCGGCTGTGGCGGCGTCCTTGCCCGCGACCGCCCACGGCGTCACCTTGAGCCCCGCTGTCAGGATCGGCGTGCCGCCGCGATTCATTCCCTTGGCTTGGTCGTTCCAGGCGTCGCGCACCTTGGCGACCTGATCCTTGTCCATGACCAGATCGGTTTGCAACACGGCGCTCGGGCGCGCCTCGTTCCTGTAGAAATTTGCCTGTTGTGCGCCGATGGCCCCGCTGACCGCAATGTCGTTATAGGCGGCGACGATGGGCGACTCGCCGACCAGCGGCGTCGGGAATCGGCTGCGCACGATATGCAAGCGGATATGCAGCACGTCGCGCATCGGCACGATCAATTGCTCGAGTGTGCCGAGGCGGCGCGCCAACACGTCGTTGCCGCCGAGCGCGTAGAAAATTTCGCCATCGTAGGCAACGCGCGGGTAGCACAGATCGGGATTCATCAGATGCAGCTCGTCGACCTCATAGCGGTCGTTGCGCAGCGCCAGCGCGTAAGCGTTGCCGGTGAGGTAAAGCCCGCGCGTTGCGTTGAGCAAAAAATCCGAGATCGATTGATAGTCGTTGGGCCGCCGCAATATCCGCGACAGCGCCGAGGTCGTGACCCGTTCGCGCCCCCCGTTGTCCTGCAAGCGCCAGTGATCGCCGGGGCACATCGCCACGGTTTGCGAATAGGCCGATACGCAAGCCTCGACCATCGCGCCTTGGCCGCCGGTCGCGGGCGTCATACCGAGCTGCCACCAATTATCCGGCGCACCGTCGGGCAGCCAACCGCCGGTCACCGGCAGATAGTACGGGCCAGACCGCCAGTCGCCCTCGGTGGCTTTACCGACGAGCTGGCCCGCAACGCGTGTGAGAAAACCGCGCACCGTCATGCTTTTGGCGTCGCGGCCCTTGTGGTATAGCCGCCGCTCGACTTGTCGGCTTCCAGCTTTTTGTTTTGCGGCGTCCCGTATGCGTCGGGCGGCACGTGCGCATCCGGCGGCGATCCGTCCGCTTCATGTTCGGCGACGTGTACGCCCAACGCCGCAAGGTCGTTTTCCTCTTGCGTCGGCGTTGGCTTCACATCGCCCGCCGTCTTGGCGGTTTCCTTTGCCGCCTTTTCGCGGGCGGCCTTTTCATCGGCCAGCCGCTTTTTCATGTTGGTGGCGTGTTCCTCTGCCGTTTTCTTGGCGGCGGCAGCCTGATCGGTGTCGGTCATCGGTTTGTTTCCTTGTGTTTGAGGCTAAGGATAGCCAATCGTGATTGGCTATCCGTCGAGCGTTTCAGCGGGCTACCAAGTGACGCCCGCGACCCATGCGACCACGCCGGTGCGGCGCAGACACCAATTGACCGGCAGGATCAAGCGAAGCGCCATGCTGTCGGTCTGGAACATGCTCTTGGTCGGGAACGCGACAACCTCTGGCGTGCCCGTCGTGCTGATATCGGTCGGCGCGGTGTCCTCCATGTGCAGCGTCGCTTGATCGCTGATCTCAAAGCGCGGCGCATCACCGGACACGCTGACAAAGTCGGCAGCGTCGACCACGATCACGGTGTTGATCGGCACCGTGCCGGAATCGATCACCGGCCAGCCGCCGAGCGTGCCGCGACCGATCTCGTCGCGGAACGGGAACACGCCCGCGCCCGGGGCCGCGACAAGGCCGATGCTGTTGACCTGTGCCGGGTTCATCAACCACACCGGGCTACGGATGTTGCCGAGCGTGCCGGTCAACAACGCATTGGTGAGTTGTTTGATGTCGCCGACCAGCGCATTGAAGCCACCGCCAGCGGTTGGCGTCAGACCAGACACACCGTTAAGGATGCCCGGCGGGCGCACCGTTGTCGCCGCGTTGGCGTCGAGCAACACCGCATCAAGCGAAACGGCGGTGTCCATCTGGATCGCGTCGCGCAGCAAGCCCTCGATGGCGGGCACCGAATGCTCGTCAATCTCGCGAGTCCACGTCGTGATCACCCCCATTTTTTTCGGCGTGAGCGTCTGCGAGGTGAACAAGCCTTGACGCACCGGGATCGGCAGACCTTCACCGACGAACGAGCCCGCGATGGTTGGCGTGCGCGCGCGAGTCGGGATGACGATCTTGCCATTGCGGCCAAACGTCAGCGACAGCCCGGCAGCCGACAGACGCGGATAAACGCTTTTCGGCGAAAGCGTCGTCATAAAGTCGATGACGATCTGTTGCACCAGCTCGGCGGCCCATCCGACCAGCGTGGTCGATGCCACCGCGCTGGCGGCCTTGGTCTGCCATTCCAGCACCGCCCGGGTCGCCTCGTCGTCGCCATAGACGGCGCGGCGAATGTCGTCGAGCGGCTTGCGGTCGCGATGTGCCAGGATTTGACACGTTCCCGCGCGCACCAAGAAATCGAGCGGCGACACCTTTTTCGCCGCCACGCTAAACGGGCGCGGCTGCGTCATCGCCGTGGTGCCGTTGATCACCGCCGGAACCGATGAGCGGGTTACAACCGCGCGCCCGCCGTCCTCGCTGGCGGCCCCGAGAAGCTTCTCGGATTCGCGCAGCGACTCGAGCGTGCGCTCGCCTTTGACGATGTCGTCATTGAGCGATTGCCGCGCCTCAAGATCGGCGTCGGTCACGTTGTTGTCGTCGGATTTCTCCAGATGGGCCGACAGCTTGTCGCGCGAGGCGAGCAAGCGTTGTTCGGAGTCCTTGATACGTTGTGCAAGCGTCGACATGGTTTTGCCTTGTGGTGATGTCGTTGCATTTCGGCGTGCTTGCCGGTGAGCCAACGAACGCCGCGCGGTGTCTTTGTCGCCGTGCTTGGCGAACACCATGCGAATCGTGTCGTCGGAAACTTTCAGACTCTTGGCGACGGCCAACGCGTTCGGGTTGGCCGGGATCGAGACCAGCGAAGTCTCGACCAGCTCTTGCTTGAGATATTTGAACGGGCCGAACATGCTGTCGGCGCGCGCGTCCATCGTTTGCTTTTCGACGGGCACAAAGCCGACCGATACCGCGCGCAATATTCCGGCCTCGACCAGCTTGCGAATCTCGTCGATGCGCTCGCTGGTGCCCGCCGGGGCCAATTGCAGATTGCCGCGTAGCCCGCCGTCCTTGACGTGCAGACCTTTCCACGTGCCAATCGGAAAGCTCGAGCTGTGGCCGAACAGCGCGATAGGGTTTTTCTTGAAATTGTCGAGCTTCCAGCCATCCGCCATGATCACGTCGCCGTAACGATCCGGCGTTTCGTCACTCAGAACAAAATCGAGGCCGTCGGCTTTCGAGGCGTGGCTGGTCTTGTGCACCACGGCGTTGTCGCCGCTGCGCTCGTCCCAAATGATCTGACATTCATCCTCGTCGACGCCCTCGTCGTCGGTGCACCGCGACATGAAGTCGGAATAGCTTTCGTCGTCCTCGGGCTCGATGTCGGCCTTGCGGACCAGAGCTGCGGCTTTTGTCATGGGGCCCTCAGAATTTGGTGAACACGACCATCAGGATTGCGACGACGACCAGCGTCAGCACGACCAGCCCAAAGGCGTGACGCGTCACAGCTTGGTGCCGAGCCCACCGGCGGCGGTGTCGGTGTCGACCGCGATGGCAAATTTGCAATCCTCGCGCTGCACCACCGGCGCGTCGCGCGAGCCCGAACGCAGCTTGAGGAACGCCACCGAGCGGACCCAACGCCGCGAAATGAAAACCGCGCTGTCGGGCTGCACCGGCACGGTGATCTCGTCGCCGTCGTCGTCGAACAGGTCGTTATAAAAATTGCCGTCGGTCGACACCTGAAACGTCAGGTTTGCCTCGGTGAACTCTTGCGGCACGGTGATCCGCACGATTTCGCCCGACGAGCAATCGACGCCGTCGGACAGAGATTCACCGCGCGCGATGGTCGGGCCGTCGATAATTGCGAGAGGCATTTCAGGACTCCCTTGTGCCTGGTTGTTTTCAACTTGTGCGCGCGTGCGCGCGTGACGCTGCGAAAAGCATGAGCGCAATTTATTTTCGTTGAGCTATTTCGGAATCGCGCACGTGATCGTTGATGAAATTTCAACGCCGCGAAGTTCGCGCAGCACGTGTGCAGCGTTGTGTTGTAAAATTATTTTGTCGCGTGATGGTCACGCGGCGAATAACAAAGGACGCAACACGATGACTCTGCAACGTATCGAAACGCAATTAGCCGACGCGCGT